AGTATGGAGCACCTTGAGGAGCACCAAAATTCTGTATATCATCTATAAATTTTGAGTAAAGATTATATCCTAATACAGATTGTATCCTAACATTTTGAGCAATTAGGATAAATGAGTTTAGAGCATCCGAATCTATGTTACTATCGATGTATCCAGAGTAATATTTTTTTAAGTAGTCCGGAGTAATAAAATAAACTGTATTCTGAAACATATGTTATTTATTATTTTTATATTGCCATTTATATCCACCAGCAGTTTTTCTCCTACCACTTTCAATATTTTTTTTAGATAAAACAGCATTGAGTTTTATATTATTCATTTCCTCAGCTTGTTTTTTTGAGATATACTCCTCTAAAACAATACCATCTAATGATAGTTTTAGAACTGGTTTATATTGTGAAATTGATATTTTTTCTTTTGATTCATTAGAATGTTTTTTACCGATCTTACCTTGTTGGGCCAACTTCATTCTTAATTTAGTTTCATCGTTTCTTTTCATACCCTTTAGTGATCGACTTTTTCTAGCCTTAGTTTCATCAGATTGTTTTTTACCTAGCTGTGAATTACGCATTTTAATTCTCGATTCGTCTGATAAATTTAGATGGTAATGACCACCATCACTTAGATTAACTAAAGTACCAGTACCTAAATCCTTTCTACCATATAGCGCAATTAGTTCAACTTCTTTTTCACAAGCTTCATCCCAAGTTAGATCATCAAAAAGGATTTGTACTTCATAGTCAGTTTTATTAACTATATTGTTCCAATAGGTACTTCTACCACCTTTAATAAATGCCCTTCTTAAACTACTACCGATCCCAATATAGAATGGCTCATTCTTGTCGAGCCTAATATGTCTATAAACTATTGCCATATCCTATATAGTATTTTTTATTCGATTATATCGCCAAGTAAAGCTTCTACCTCAGAATCATCTAAACCTAATCCACTTTTTATTAAGATACTCGCTTGTAATTTATCCAACTGACCTTTCTTAAATTGTCTTATAATTCTTAAAAGTTGTTGGTGTTGTTTAGCAGTCATATTCTTAATATTTTCATTAACAATAACCTCACTAACATCACCATCTGTAATCTCCTCTAATTGCTCAACTTCTGCTGTTTGAGTGCTAGGGTCAAATCCAGTTAATGATGTTGCCACAGATTCCTCATATTCATTTTGGACTAATAGGTGATACTTTTGTTGTGATGTTATACTCGATTGTAGAACATCCAATATATCTTTGATGTTAGTGTTAATCTTACTGAATTGTGGTTTATATACATTCAATTTTAATTCATCATCAATCCCATTAATCTTTCTTAACCAGTTGAAAGTTTTTTCAATAATTCTTTGTTTTGGTATTACATATTGTTGAGTAAAGATTTCTAAACTCTCCAATAATTCATTTCTACTACCTAACTTACCAGGTGTTTCAATACCGAACAAACCAGGATTAGTCACCCTATGTGCTTTTAATATACCTTCTCTAACTTGTTCATTTAGCATAATAAACCTTTCATCAGAAGCATTTAGATTGATCGGCTCAAAAGTAGCAGCTGTATCTTTACTATCACTAAATGTGACCATTACATTACCAGCCATATCACTACCAGCATATTGATTTCTTAACCTTCTAACTATCTCAAAACTTTCCTCATTGGATGGTTGTCCAATAGGAAAATTAATTAACATAGATGGATGGAACCCATTCTTTACATTGTTTAAGTGAAAGTTACTTATTTCCCATTCAAGTTCAATCCATCTAACACCAGCTTCGTACTCAGGTCTAGCATAGTATTCAGTGCCTGGTCTATACTCTTTGACATATAATATTTGTGAAAGTTGCTTTTTGTTAGATGTTGAAAAACCTTGATATAAAACTGGCTGATGTTTATAAGAAAAATTCCAATCATCACAATACCAATAATTTTCTTGTTGTGGATATTTTTCTGGTTTACTTGATACATCTATTCTAACTTTAGATGGATCGATATAGTTTATCTCAGCAATTCTTGTTCTATCTTTTGACCAAACTATATTAAGATAAAAACCACCATATAACTCCATATCCATAGCAATCTTAAATACTATTTGATCTAAATCATCTTGATTATAAACATTTTTTAAGAAAGATAATGCTTCTGGACTTAATCCAAGTTTAGACCATCCTTGACCACCGATCAGCATAGATTTTTGTTTTAGGATAGATGAGTGTAATGAGGATCTATTTGATAAACTAATCAAAAATTGTGGATATAGATTGTCATCACCAAAAGACACCCATCCTCTACCATTAGATATAGTTTCAGATGGTGAAGGTATTTCTACTGATGCAAAATTGAAACTATCAAAGTATTTTTTATCACTTGTATTTGTATTTGTATTCATATTTGTTAAATGTTTTTGTAATATACTATTGTAGAATCGTCATTACCACTATATTCAGTACTATCAGTTGAAGTTCCTGTAATTATACATATACCTGTTTCAACTAACCCTACTGATTGAGTATAACTCAAGTTATATGGTGTAGTCATTTCATATACATTATAAGTATATTCACCAAAGTTTGCTACGATCTGCCCTTGAGTTAATCCACTTATAGTTCCAACTGATACTGTGAAACTATTCCAATACCAAGGCGCATAACTACTATCATCTTGATAAAAGATGACCTCATCAAAACTACCTTTCCTTATTAATTGGAAAGTGTAATATGGTTGTAAACTACTCGACTTCTCGTATAATGTTAATGTTATACTATTAGTCCCCGGATTTAGGTAAATCATCAGTTGGCTTAATTTCTTTTATAACTTTTTTTGGTGCATCAATCTCAAATAAATTTGAGTATCCATTTTTAGAATAATTTGCATACATATTGTCATCAATCAACCTTACCGGTGTGTTTGACTTTGTAAATGGACAAAATATAATTGCATCCAAGTACTCCTCTTTTATTTTTAATTTCATAAATCTATATATTTTTTTGTTTATCTTTTCTTTTGTTATAATATTGTAAAATTCTATCCCACATCAATTTTATTTGTTTGCCAGTACTATATCTATTATACTCAGTTATATCAGATGTTATAATTTGGTAAAAGAATATTATAGTAGATATTTCATCAAAAGTAACCAAATATTTATTTTTAATAACCTCCTCGATAAAATCTTCTAATCCGTCAATTTTTATATTTGGTACTTTTTTATTCAACCTATAGTTCTTGTGATATAATGACGAGCAAGCTTTACAATATGTTGTTTTGCTCTGTAATTTATCGACACCACACCTAGAACATTTCTTATATACATATCCATCCATATTCTATTTATTAATTATATCAAATGAAAAAACCACCTACTCGGTGGTTTTTTCTTGAACTAGATATGAAAGTGTTATACTGGAATTATAACACTTTGTGCTGCTGAAGTTGTTACTTGAGTAAGTACATCATATTCTTTGCCAGTAAAGGTTATAGTAAAACCATTAAGGTCACCATAAGCTTTTCCTAATCCACCAGCTACTGCTGATACTTGGACTGGATTTTGTTTCCCGACAAGGAAATAATTACCATTTACATCAAGAACTAAAATTCTCCATCTACCTCTACCAAGAACATTAACTTGCTCGAGTAAAGTAGCGTTTGTATTATGAATAGTGATTTCTACGGTTTGTTCGTAAAAAGCAGTACCATTCTGCACATTAAAGTTGCCGGCTTCAGTTAATGCGCCAGTTTCTATTGTTTGTTGAAATTCGTAAAAAGATACAGTTGCTCCTGTGAAAGCTGTTATTTGACCAGCTGTTAAACCAGTACCAATTGTGTAACCAATATCATTACCATTCCATTCTCCAATAAAAACTGCCTGAACACCAGCAATCCCTTTACAAGCTATTGAGTATCCTTCTGTTATTAAACAAGACATATATTTTATTTTATTTTTTTTGGTCGATTTTATGGGGGTGTATTCCAACCCCCACTTAATCAATGGTTTTTTTATCCTCTATAAGTTACAACATACTGAGGGTATGCAATCTGTACACCTTGCTTCCACAATGCTCTAAAAAAGATTGCATTGAAGTCCTCAGATTTCCAAATTCTAAATGATTCGTAATCATTTTGTAAGTCAGTTCCAAAGAATAGGTTAGAAGCTGGACTTAATACCATTCTATTAGTGGACGATAGACCTCTTGTAGCAAGAACTCTAATGTTTGTACCTGGATGCATAATTGAGTATCCAATGTCATTAGATTCATCCGCAGTGAAGTGGAAGTAGTTCGCATCTCTTAAAGCTCTTACATATGTTCTGTAGTTAGCATAAGATAAGAAAAGAGTTAAGTCAGGCTGATCCCAAACATTTTGTGGAAGTGCAGAAGCCATAGCATCTACAACAGCGATTGCGTTTGATATAGTTAAAGCACCAGAAGCAGTAGTTCCATTAGGACTAGCAGTACCACCAACTCTAACAACAGAGGATACGAAGTCAGTATCAATAAGTTCTAAGAACCCATTACACTTCAACATATTTGGATCTGTTGAATATGAAGCGCCAGCTACATTACCAACCCAAATAAGATCATCAATTAAACCTTGGATCTTATCTACTTTATCCGCTACATACATTTTAGCGAAAGCAGTTGGCTCAAGTGTGTCATAGTATGAACCTGATTTCATAAGCTTACCAGTCCAGTATTGTTCTAATGAACCATTACCATTTAGACAGATTTGCTCCTCAACCATTAGAGGACATACTGTTAGAGAGTTCTGAGATAATGTTACAGAACCAGTTGCTGCTAATTGACCGCAAGCAGCGTCTTGGACTACCAAATTGGAAGTCATAATGTTTAGTGCGTCAGCATATTTCACTCCTGTCTGAACTGAAATGTACTGTTGTGTTCTACCTGCAAGAACCGATTCTCTGATGAGTTCCATCGCGAGTTGGTCTGTATACTTGGTAAGAGCACTTGTTACGATTGTACTATTAAAAGGCATATTTTTTTATTTTTTTTTTGTTACAACTTAGTGTTGTTATTTTCTTTTTTGTTTTTCTTAATCAATTCTCTAATTTCCTCAATTTCAGATACATTCTTTCTTTTGGAAAATTCTTTTGGATCAGCTGATGAGTTAATACCTCTAGCCATTTTGATTGAATCACTAGCAGGCTCCTCCGAGAACTTTTTCATATTACTCATCATTTCAGAATGTGCCTTTTGTATTTCGGTCATCATACCAACAATCTTAGCAATTTCCTCCTCAATCTTAGCAATTCTTTCCTCAGCAGTTGGAACTACTTCAGCATCCTCAACTTCAATTTCAACTGATGCTTCACCATCTGTTGGCATTTCCTCCATTTGTTTTTCCAAATCAGCTGAAGTTACAGGTGAATTTTCAGTCATAGCAGGTTCTGAAATAGATTTTATCTTATTGTCCTCAACATTCACAACTCTACCATCAGTTAGTTTGTAATCACCATTATTTAGTGCATATTGATTACCTTCTAAGTTAATACCAAATACATCAACACCAACTTCTAAATCAGTACCAGGTGTAGTTAATTTAGTACCATCTTGACATTCATAATCACTGAACATCTTTTTCTTTCCCATCTCATCATCAATCATTTCAGGCTCGTTAGTTAATGAAAATAACTTTTTAAGAGCTTGTTTAATTTGATAAATTTGTTCTCCTTTATTCATTTAATTGAACTTATTTTTTTATATAACTATATATAGTTATTTATTTTTCGTTTTATTTGCTTTTTTACTATTTATTTTCCCATTTTGCATAACATATAGCAGTAGATTGTTCTTGTGACTTACCAGAACCGATTTCAACTCCAATACATCTTGATATAAATTCATCCTTCGATTCATCAGATTTTGGTTCTACAATAAATTCTTGATTATCTATTTGTTGTAATTTTCTTGAAGCCCATTCAACACCTGCATCACCACCCCAAGCCAACCACATTAATCTACCACATCCATCACCCAATTCTTTTTGACTATTTTGTCTATGACGCTCAAAAGCAGCCATACGAGCAATAGTACTTCTACTCAATGGTTCACCATTAGCAAGTTGGTTAGCTCTTGCTTTTCCAACAGGAGTTCCACAAGAACCCCAACCATTTTCATCAGCCCATCTTAAAGCTATTTTAGCATTTTCAGTAGCAGCTTTTGGATAATCATCATAACTTTCTTGGAATGATTCGATAATATCCGACAACTCCTCATCAGTTAGATTGTCAATCAACTCATCAACATATTTTGGTGCTTCAACAACTACCGAATTATAATTAACAGGACTACTGACTATTTCAACTTTTGCTTTTGTCTTATCCTCAATTTCCTTACCTTCTTTTTCTACATTATCATAATGTTTATTAATTCCCAAATCTTTAATAAAACTCCATTTCGGTTTATGATTCGTAAATATAACATTAGAGGCTTTAATTCCAAGTTCTTTAGCAATACCTTTAACATAATCATCCTCAGCCCTTTTAGTTATAATATAAACTTCGTCACCATTAGCTATTTTTTCCTCTGCTATTTTCTTAATTTTATCTTGTGATAAAGTACCATCAAAATCAAAACTAACTTTTTCCATTTGTACTAACTTTTGACCCATTAAACCTTCGATACTAAATCCATATCTACCTTCCTCTTTAACTTCACTCATCCAAAAGTTCTCATCCTCGATTTTTACTTCGATAAAATATGAACCAATTGGTAAATTAAATCCATAAAACCTTGACTTATCATACATCGGATCCTCTACAATCCAACTTGATTGAATAAATCCAGGAACCATTTTATTTGAGTGGTCAATATTTAAGGATTGGTTGTTGTTGTCTTTAACAAATTTTTCAACCATTTTACAAATAACTTCTTTAGTGAAATAAACATAGTAATAATTATCATTATTGTCTTTTCTTAATATTTTTTTGTTTGGTATAATAGCAGGCCCTACTATAATTTGTTTATCTTTGACCGACTTGAACCTAAATTCTTGTTCAATATCATCGGAGAAATACATACCCATTACAGATATAGCTGGATCAGCAACTAAACTAATCATCCTAATACCTTGATTACCTTCATCATCAACCTCTATTTGATAGACAGGTAAGTCCTCCATTCTTATATTTTTATTCATTTAAGATGCTTTATTTTTTCTAGCAACAGCTTTATTAATTTGTTCTATATATTTATCTTTATGATGCCAATATGCCATTAAATTTAGACACTCGATATAATTCGTTTCATATACTTGTCGGTGTTTTGTTATATCACCATTTGTTAATCTATCAACCATTCCAATCCAATTTAATTCATCTGGCATCCTATCAACACTTACCCTACTTTGTTCTGATGGAGAGGGTCTCGAGAATAGTATTTCATAATCACTCATTACTGAACTCTCCCATCGGTAAAAGCCTTAACAATAAACATAGAATTAACACCTGGAATTTGCTTAAATAATTCTTTTCTTTTATTCAGTATATTAATATCACCAACAAAAGGCTCAAGTTCATACTGAACTCCACCAAACTCATCTATTTTTTCCGTAGCTGGCCTAACTAAAATTGATAATAAATTCAACCATTGTTCGTATTGACTTTTACTATTTTTTTCTAATAACTTAATAGATATTTTTTCTCCTAATGTTAATTGTTTTGGTATTCTATATGAATATAATTTGTCATTGAGTATAAATGATTTTTGTTCAACATCATCAAACTCATTAGCCTTAAATCCAAGTATTATATCAGGAAATTCTGACAATTCCTCCTCATATAAAGACGAAATGAAATTATCATCTTTTCCAGTCAAAACTGAAATAAACTTAATCAAAAATAATTCTGGAAGCATATCTGCCGATTCGGAGTATAATTCCATAAGTGAGATATACTCACCAGTACTCAAATCCCCCCAACAATCTTTTACATTAACATCCTCATTTTGTAATTTAACTATTTTCATATCTTTTTTATTTTTATATATTCATTTTTAAGAACCTAAAACCGATCTATTTTCAATTACCTCAACTCTACCAGTTACATTTCTTATATCACTTTCAACCACATATACTTTTTGGAATTCTAATTTTTGCTTTCTATCCATTATATTTACAGAACCAAGTCCTATTGTTGATGGAGCTGATGATGTAGCTTGAGAAGCTGCATCTGAACCACCAGATCCTGCATCACCACTTATACTTGGTGTAGTTGAACCACCATCAAAACTTTGAGCTCTTATAGCAGCTACTTGTATAGCTGTTGTTGCTACAGCCGCAGCTACTCTAACTGCTGAGATAATACCTAAGGTTGGATCAGGAGTTGCTAAAGCTGCTATAATAGCTTGTGACCCATTAATTAAAGCTGTTGATATTGCTATTTTTTTACCTCTCTCAAAACTATCTTTATCGAGCTTTTTCTTTTGCTCCTCTAACTTCTTATCTAAACCTTCTTTTATTTTAGAGTATTTTAATTCAGCTTTTTTCCTGTCCTCAGTACCAGCTGCAACAGCATTTACTTTATCAGCTTCGGATTGTAAAACAGCATTATTTTCATCTTGTAATCTTGTTAATTCGGCTTTATTCTCATTGTCTTTTAACGTTCCTATATTAGAAGCTAAATTACTTAAATTACTCAATATTTCTTGAGTTACTGCAAAAGCATTTTGCTTCCTAGCTTCTTGTTCTGCTTTATCATTATCAGTAATTTGTTTTTCCAACTCACCTTTCTTAATAGCATATTCCTCATCTGTCTTAAATAGTCGCGACTTATGTATAGTGTAGTAATCCAATTGCATTTGCAATATATTACCTTCAGCCTCTAATCTCTTTGGACTTCCAGCTGTTATTTCAGATGCTTTTTCTTTTTCAGAATCTATTGTTGCTTGTAGTTCTCTTTCTAATCTCGATTTTGTTTTATCTAATTTTACTTGATTTATTTGGTCATCTGTTTGAGCAATTTGATTATCTATATCAATTTTTTTAGCACGATATTCTTTTTCAGCATCAACTCTCGCTTGTGTATTTTCTTTTGTGGCTTTTATCTTATCCTCAAGATTTGTTAATGTAACTAACTTCTCATCTTGTAAATCAAGTTTTACTTGTTCTAATCTTTTTTGCTCATCTTTAATTCTAGCAGTTGTGTTTTGTTGCTCCTTAACACCCAGTTCGATTACATTACTAATACGGGATTCCTCTATCGCAACTTCCTCTTTACCTAATGCTACTTTATTTTGCTTTTGCTCGGATATTTTGCCTTCTATATCTGTCTGTACTTGTGCCAAAGCAGTTAAAGCTTGTTGAACTTTTAATCTATCATCATCCTTTTTAGTAGCATTAGCTCTGGCTTGAGCTGCTTTTAATTGTAGCTCAGCATTGGATATAGCAATAGTTTTTTCATTTTCTAAAATAACTGCTAATTCCTCATTAGCTTTTATTCTATCTTTTATGGATGAAGTGTCATCATCCCTTATTTGTCTTTTTTGTTCTGCTTGTGTTTCTAAGTTAGCAATTTCTCGTTTTGATATTTCATCTGAAAACTTTACTGCTTTTTCAAGTGCGACTATGTCTTTCCCTCTTTGTAAAGATTTTTTAATATCAATCTTATCAAAGTTTTTCATTACCACATCAGCTACTTTACCCGAATCATTATAAATATCAACTGCTGCTTCACCAATGGCTTTATAACTATCAACAACATTTTTTGGAATGTTTAATAATTTTTCACCAACTTCAACTATTTCTTTTTTGAGTTTATCTATTGTCTTAGTATCACCAGAACCAAAAGGAGACATTTCCCAAGCTAATTGAAAGGTTTTTAATGCCACTGTTAATCCGTAAAATGCTGGCTTAAATGGAACTAAAACTAAATTTAAGTAGCTTCTACCAATCTTATATAAATTACTAAAAATTCTACTTAGTGGATCCCAAGCTTCAGTTATTGAACTAACTACCGCACCAACCACCTCTCCAAGAATTATCATAAATCCTTCATAAAATCCTTTAAGAGCATCCCCAACTACAGCATTAGACATTAATGCATCTTTTAATACACCAAGTGCAGCATCAGCTGCTTTATAAATACCAATTCCTTTAGCAACCTCATTAGCTTGTGACTTAAAACTCTTAGCAGATTTTTTACTTTGCTCTCCAGTTTTTTCCTCAGCATCACCGAGTTTATCAACACTTTTGGTTACACCCTTTACTTTAGAATCTAATTGATCCAAGGTCTTACCCATATCACCCTCAAATTGGGTTTTAATTCCAATAATTATATCTTGTGAAGCCATAGATTATATATTTTATTATTATTATATTTATTACCCCCTAATGTGACAGGTTTTTAATGATAATATATTTTTGTTAAAGTCCTTGGAATAAATCATAACTCATCCAAGAATAAACATTACTAGATGTAAATGGGTTGTATATATTTATTTGTAATAAATTACCACTATGCGTTCCTATGCTTATAGATGGTGTTAAACTCATAGTGTTATATTCATAAATACTACTCAATGGACCAAGTATATTATCTTGAAACCCTGCTATTCTTTTTGTGTAATAGAAAGTATTATTTGTCGTATTTTCCAATTTTATCTTAAACTCTATTAAACCTTCATTAAAATTTATCGCATATCCGCTTGTTGCTGAATTCGTCAATAGTTCCCTTTGACCATTAGAAAATATATTTCTATTGGTAATAGAGCCTACATTTGGTGGTGTATAATTACATTCAATAGTTCCTTTGTCTTGAATAAAGGAAACACTTATACCTTCACCATCCGTTGTATTATCATTTGTGATGAATACAGATTGTGCGCCAAGTATTATATTTGACCTAAAAGTTGATGCGCCGTCGTCATATACTAAATCCAAACTACCACCATCATAATCAGTATAAAGAATTTGTATTCCTGGATTGACATTGATAAACTCCAAGTTAGAACCCAAAGGTGATAAATTAGGTGATTGGTCAAACTTAAACTTTGGATTAAAGCCATCAACGTCTTGTATCAATAAATCCTTTATTAACATTTTATTGAAACTTGATGTGCCTGTAACATTTGATACTATATTCTCTGTTTCAATATAAAGTGTATTTGGTGATATAGATTGTGTTAAGGTTAAATTATTACCGATCACAAATATACTATCAATTGATGATATAGTTGATGGATTTTGTATTTCTATGTTATTCCCAAAAAGGAAAAGATTTGATAAAGTTGCTCCTTGACTTTGTGTCGAAGCATTCAATGATATATTCTCACCAAATATAAAACTTTTGTTTGGTGATCCAGACACACTAGCACCTACAATAAAAGTTCTTTCCGTTGTTTGTGTTATATTTATATCCTCACCCATTAAAAATGAACCTTCAATTAAACCACCAACTCTATTACCTAAAACAATATTGGGTGTTGTTTGATTGGACAATACTGAATTACCATCACCAACAACAACATTATTAGAACCCTGTGTGGTTGAATAACTACCTACTAAAATGTTATTACCTCCTGTTACTCTTAATCCTTCCCCACTTAAAACATTGTTAGAACCCTCAACTGAATTACCATCACCAAGAACCATATTATTTGGGTTGTTTAGATAGTTCAATTCACCAGCCACCATATTATTAACAGATTTAACCACATTGGTCTGTGCTGTGTTGAATATACCTGTTATTGGTGCGTTGTCTGTGAATATATTTCTACTTAATTGTAAATCTTGGAATGGAGTAATATATCCAGATTGATTCTCATAGA